AACAGCGATACCGGATTCATCGCTCTCTTCGCTGTTTGTCGCCTGCGGGTCGATTGCTACGACCGTACGGGCCAATTCCTGAGTGATCCGCATCGCGTGTGCGGCGCTGATCATTTCCTCGTTCCACAGCGCCCCCTCCGCGTTGAAGCGTTTCGGGTTCTGCATGTACTGGGCTTCGGCGGTGCGCCGGTGAGAAAACAGCGATACACGGTGCGATTCGTTATGCTTAAAAGGCCACAGCCAGCCATCAGGCAAGCCGTGGTCAATCGGGATAGCGTGGGTGTTTTCCGGGTAAGTTTCTTCGTAACTGCGGCTGCTATCGATAATCACCGGCAGATTCAGGTGATGCCATTTCTCACCACTCCCGCCACGCAGCAGATAGCCGCTCAGGTCGTGGTAGTGAATGCGCTGCATGATGACAATCATCGGCGTCGTCTCGATCGCCAGTCGTGATTTGATTGTCTCGTTAAAGCGGTTGTTTACCCCGTCGCGGACGATCTCTGAGTAAGCGTCATCTGGCTTAACCGGGTCATCGATAATCAGCGCGCCCTGCCAGCCCGGTTCCATGTGTCCGGCACGAAAGCCGGTAACCTGCCCGGCAGCTGACGACGCATAAACGCCGCCGCCGTACTCAGTCCACCACATCGCCTTGCTGTCAGCATCATCGCGCAGCGCCATCGGCCACATTGACTGATATGCTTGCGACTTAATCATGCCGCGCGCAGTGGATGAGTTCAGCAGCGCCAGGTTATGAGAATAGGACAGGTGCATGAAACGGGCACGGCAGTTCAGCGCCAGCCCTCGGCCCATCATATTGATGGTCGCCAGTTCCGTTTTCGTGTATCCAGGCGGGACGTTGATGATCAGGCGCTGAATCTCACCATCAATGACGCGGTCCAGCGTCTGCTGAATCACCTTGTGGTGCGGCGCGACAATCATCTTCCCGCCGGTGCGCAGCTTGAAGAAGTAGCGAGCGTAGTAAAGCCCGTCCTCTTCGCATTCAACCTTACGGGCGTAAGCCTTTTGCTCAGCAGTCGTCATCCTCCAACATCTCCCGCCGGGCAGACTTATATTCTTCTTTCGTCAGCGTCGCCATTTCGATAGGCCCGCCGTTCTTACCTGTGTGTTCATGAGTGGCCTGCTCTTTGAAAGCCATCACATCGATATGCTTCCCGAGAAGCTCAAGGTTCTTCACCTTATCAGGCCACTTAATCTTTTTAAGAAGCGCGGCTGTGTTCCCCTCGGCTGACATCTCGACGACATCCAGCCCAGATAGCGTTGTCCTCCAGACCTTCGGCCACTGAGAAACCGGCTTCAACTCTCCGGTCGAGGTCAGGATGTCCAGCACGTCCATCTGGTCTATTTCCACAAGGCGATTGAGGACATACTGGGCATTGATAGATACATCCTCGTTGCGCTTCGCTTTAAGTTCGGCGATTCTGGACTGGACGTCAGGTTTTGACATGTTTTCGGATGCAGTACGGTTAGCTGTCTTTGCGCTGTACCCCGCCCGAATAGCCGCTTGCGTGGCGTTTAAATCGATGAGGTACTCGCGACAGAACATTTCTTGTTTGTCTGTGAGTGCCATTGCTTTTCCTTGGGACGAAAGATGACCACTTATTTTCGTGTAGATCGAATAAATGCGTATTCGGAAGGCGATACCATTACCTTAACATCCCCTGAAGATATCCCCAGTGATTTCATTCAGGTTCTTAATATGCTGGCGCCAGGCGGGTTGTCTCCACATGGCTTGGTGTATTGCACCAACCCATCGGCATTAGCGGCTGATAAAAGTGTAGCTATAGACCTTTCTCTTGAGCTCTTCAGACGTTCGTTTTTCGCCTCCAAACCGTCAAGGTATCAATCTGTTTTTGCATGGGACAATCTCGAAGATGCTCAAGCCTTCAGGGAGAAGTTATTACCTGAGTTCCCTAATTGTGTGATTAACGAAGTTTCAACCGCAAGCGATAACATCCACCGCGGCGACATGTCTATCTTAGCTAATAACACGACCAACCTTGTTTATACGGATATCCTTAGATTGTACTGGAGTAGTTCCACCTTTAGGGATGATCCGCTTTGGGAATATGTTTTACCGCTGCCAGTAACGGTTGGAAGGCGAGTAAGTTAACTTTGTGCCCCCTCTAGTTCACTAGTCTTCATTTGTGCTTATGATTATGACACTACGGTGGGGCTGCCCATTGCGATGGCAATAAAAAACAGCCCTGAGGCGGTTAATCTGAAAGACCGAATTTCTTTTTTGCGTAGGATTTTAAAAGCTCTACACCTACATCCTTCATGACAGCAAGCGGTTCGTTACTTATCTCTTTCAATCGTGCAAAAACATCTTTACTGTCAAGCGCTGTAGCAAAATCTTGACCGTCTGTAGTTAGTCTGATGTCCACGTCAATTGTTGCCATACCACCTAAGTGATACATGTACCCCAAACGTCTGGGGTCACGAGTTTCCATATTCCTATTACTTATAAAACCTTGCTCAATCAATTGCATGTAGTGAAACATCCCCTTCTCAGATCCAATGTCATATCCAGCTTCGCTAAGCTGAATTGTGGTAATGAATGTGCTATCTGAGTTGAGGAATACAGAGAGCATTCCCTTTAAGTATTCAAGATCTGTTCGCATTATTATCTCCTTATCCAAAAATAATAATGTACCAAACTTTGAGAATATTTTGTGGCGTTCATATCAATTTAATGGATATGTAATACATTGCGTCTTGAGATAGTCCTGCAGATACCCGACCTGCTTCGTCACTGCGACGATTCGCTCTCTGAGGATGAAATAATCCCGTTCAGCGGAGTCAGTAAGTCTGGGGCCGGAAGCATCGCCCATGCCGCCGGTGCTGGTCGGTCCGTTCGCGGGACATTTTGCATTGAGCAGCAGCCGCTTACGGCCAGCAATGACATCGCTATGCAGACGCTCAATGGTTTTTTTCGCATCGGACAATTCCTTCGTGTATTTGGCATCCAGCGCAGCGACATCGCGCTGGCGGGTCTGCATGTCTTTAATGGTGGCGTTCGCCAGGCTGAGCTGTTCAGTGGCTTTATCGCGCTGGTCTTTGTAGGTGATGGCGGTGTCGCGGTAGTGGTTCACCAAGAACGCCAGCACACCGATTAACGCCATCACCAGCAACTGCAACCAGTAACGCCTTAACAGCACGCCAATCACGACAGGAACAGAGCGCGCTCCGCCTCACGCCGACGGGTCAGGCCGCTCAGGACTTTACCGCCTGCTTTATTCCAGCGCAGAAACTCATCGGCAGCGCCAGCGTAATCACCGGCGTTGAGTTTTCGCAGAAGAGTCGATGTCGACAGCGACCTGGCGCCGAGGTTGTACGTGAACGACACCAGGGCGTCGAATTGCCCCTGAGTCAGGCCGACTTTAACCAGGCGAGACACATCGCTTTCATAACTGATCAGCCCGGTCTTCAGCAGACGCTCTGCCGTTTCCTGCTTAATCGTCATCCCGGCGCGAATTGGTTTCCCGTCGACAGGCTGAGTCCAGCCATAACCGATCGTCCAGACGCCAACGCTGTCCTGGTACGCGGTAAGCTTGCAGCCTTCGAACTCTTTGATCAGGGCAATGCCTTTATCACTGGTTTGCATTCTTCATTCCCGTCAGGCGTTCCCAGAAATACGTCAGTGCCACGGAGCCCATTGCTCCGCTAATACCTGACGTAACCAGAATCATGTAAAGGCTCAGCCCGCTTTCAACGCTAATTAGGCCGCCAATAAGACCGGTAAAGCCGGACACTGCAATTTGCGCCAGCGCGTTGATCCAACTCCAGGTGGCTTTGTTCTGCTTAACGTCAATAAGGTATCGGACCAGACCGCCCCAGCATGACAGAGCAAGGACAATCAGCCATGACACTCCGGCAATGCTTTCTTTATCTTGCATACGTTTAGCCATATCACCTCCGAAAAACGGGGTGCTGTTTGTAGTAAGGGATCAGACCCTCGGGACGATTTAACAAGTAGGCGTGTCGATGATGGTTCCCGGAGCCTGAAATAAAAACGGCCCACATGAGGGAGCCTTTGAATAAAGTTTCTTTACATCACTGCCGATACATCCCCTAAAGGAGAGAAAAATGGGCAGACGTAGACGTGGTAGGTACAGAATCAACAAGAATCCGGACTTAGCGGATCGAATTATTCACATGATTATCGATATCGCTATTTTCGTCTTCTTGGTAAAACTTGGGATATCTCTTTTGTTCAAATAAAAAGCCCCGCACGATGGCGAGGCTCTTAATTCTTTGTCGACAATCAAAGCTATGGCGACGATATCAGATTTACATGAAATGTATGCTATTTAATTGACTTTTGCAATACCCTGCTTCGAAAAAGTCGCCTTTTGTTGTGATCGTGTTCTCACAGTGCAACGAAGAGAGTCGTCATCAAGTCGTTTAAAGATGGCGCACATGGCCCGCCAGTAGTCGGCGTAGTTATGGCACCAGTTATCAGGTTTAACACCGCACAGAGCCGCCAGGTCCTGGTGCTGATACACATCCTTTCCCGCCAGCTCCGCTTTGACGTCCTGCGCCGCCAGCCAGATAAGTTTCTTCAGACGCTCCAGCGTCTTGCCGGCCACCTTCTTCGCGCCGAGCTGCTCTCGGAACTCAGCCCATGCCCACTGGGTGATCGCCACCTGGTATTCGATGCGGATATTCTCGCTGTAGTTCCACAGCAGCCAAGCTTTCTGGTGGTCTTCCAGCGACAGGACAGCGCGGCGCCATGATGCGGTCACGAACTCAACCGGGCCCACCAGCGCGATTGATGATCCCTTAGCGCGAGACTGGCTGCCGCTCATCGCCGGGCCGTCAGGGTTAACTTTCCGGCCGGTTACCGGGTCAGTGATTTTCTTCCTGGCCCGGCTGCGCGCCGTCGCGGTGAATTGCGCATTCTCGGCGAAAGCTACCAGCTGCCCTTTTGTCGCCCCACTCAGATCTGCGGTCGCCACAATGAGCTGCTGACGTACGTATTCCAGTTGCTGACTGTTCATGCGGCTTCCTTCTGTGCCTGATTGGTTTTGGTCCGGCTGTGCTTTGCTACTGGCGGCATGCTGGCGCGCTTAACGCTTTCTGCCTGGTACCGCAGGAAGTCTGTGTGGTTCATTCGACCTCCAGTTCGGTGATGGTCAGTTCAAGCCTGCCGCCTTTGACGATTGGCATCCTCTTCACGCTGTAGTAGTCGACCTGCTGGTCATCGAGCCAGAACCCGGATTTCGTCAGGGCGTCGAACGCGGCCTTTTGTAGATTGTCCAGGTCGCGGCGGCGGCGATCCGGCATATGGCACTCAATGCGTATTTTCACGGGTGTAGCCAGGCCGATATCCAGCATTGAGTCTTTGATGATTCTGGCGACACTGTCTCGGTACGCCTGCCCTTCTGTGCTGATGTGCGTGCGCCCGCGGTTATGCCGGTAGTAGCAGTTGTTGCTCGGCGGCCATGGGAGGCTGATGCGATATTCATTCATGCTTTTACGAGTCCCTCTTTAAGCCAGATGACCTGCGTGCGAGCCATGCCTTCCAGCGCGCACTCCTTTGCATATTCCGCATCGACCAGGCGGGTACGGCGATCAATCTCGTCGTGGCAACTGCTGCATGCGATGGTGGCGATCAGGTCAGGCGGCTTGATTCCGGTCCCGCAAAGGCCAGCAAGACGTATGTGAGCCAGTACTGAGGTTTCAGGATCTCCATTGCATACGCCGGGGATCCGCACCTGACATTCTCGGCCGCGTGCCGCTTTGCATAAATTAGCCATGCGCCCTCCTTGCCGCGAGACGCAGCCATTTCTGATCCACCAGGCGGGCGGTGTAGTCTTTCAGTATCGGGATGTCGGACGGCTTAACCGCGGCCTTACGTTTGCGGCGCGCCGGAACGCGGAAGATTTCGTTCGTGATGACGCGGGAAAGTGGAGTTGACATCAGGCCTCCTGCTTATCGCGCAGCTGTTGGTATTCACAGCTCTGCGGAATGGTTAGGTGACAGCCGATGTTCATCGCCCAGGCTTCGACTTTGCACAGAAAGATGTACATCTCGCCGGTTTCCAGTTCTGACGTATGGCGGAGAGATTGAACCGTGGTCACCTCTCCTGACACGACGTCTACCCGGTCTTTGCTCTCATAGCCGAGATAGGTGTGCTTCATCGCGTCTTTGACCCACTCAGGCGTAGCGAAGGTCTTGCCGCGGGCGATGAGGTAATCGCTGATTTCCTTGTACCACATGTGGCTGAGCGCGTTCTGCGACAGACTGCGTTTCTCTCGCCACGGCTTAACCTGAAGGCGGAAGCATTGCCCGGCATCCAGCAATGGCTGAATCTGCTGACCTATGGCCGCGAAGTTGCCGCGATGGAGTTTGATGCCGTCTACTGGCAGGGTCATACGGCCTCCTTCATGGAAACCGCAGAATGCAGAAAATCGCAGGTGCATTTCTGCATCTGTGACAAGGTGAGGAGTTCAGATTGTGGTCGCATTTAAGTCCCCTTAAATGCGCAGAAGTCATCGAAGTTGTTCAGGCTCCGATAGCTTAATTATGGCGGGATGATTTTCGAAAATCAAAATTAATCTTGCCGACTCATCATTTACGCTCAACAAAGGAGCATAATGTTTTGGATCCAAGAAGTAACCAAAGTCATGCTCAATTTTGACGTAATATGCGTATGCGTCAGTCACTTACCCTACCCCTGTAAACAAATTTTGCAAAACTGCGCTTGCAAACAGTTAGAGTGCTATTTGATATCTCAACAGTATTAAATAGACACTCAACTGAACTAGTCTATTTTTCGGCATCATCTTATTCCAACCCAATCCCGGGTGAAGAGTCTTGCGATTTTCGTGTATTTTTTTTCTGCAATTCCTTGACCTTAAGCCATAACTGCCCTGAAACAATTATTTTCCCCAAAGCCTTAACTAATGCCTCTTGATCCCAGCAATCAGTTCTCTCTCCAAGGAACTCAATAGTAAAGGGGTATCCGTCAGGATCTTGCTCCCAACGTGCTATTGAGGCATTCAAGCCGCTTTTAAGAAGGACATTTAATGTACCGGAACGGCCTTTATTTTCAAGAGCTAGTTCTCCACCTTGATCCATCATGGTGTAACTCCTGGCTAATTCCATAAGAGGGCTAATTTTATTTTCATGCCTTACGATAGTGAAAAGACCATTCGTCTCTGCTGATAGCTCACTATTTAGTGAAGCAAAAACACTCTCGACACTTTGACGGTTTGCCTCAACTTGGCTTGCATGATCCATGCCTGTTTTTATAAGTTCTTTAAAATGAAACATTTAGACCCCTCTCTTAGAAATACATCCAATCACTGGCATGTGGTCGATGAAATTCTTATTATCCATTATGGCAGCACGGAGTTTGTCGGTCAAAACAACTCCGGTTTCTGACTCCTTGAGATACCACGGCCCTGTATGTAAAAAATGTCCAGAAAAGATAATTTGGTCGAACGTTGACCAATTGTTGCGGTTGCCTGCTTTACTGTAACAAGTTCCTAAATCATGTTGATCTTCATCAAATGTAAAAGGTGTTCTTGCTGATAGGGCTTTCCAAAAAGGATTGTATAACCAGTATGTGGGATCCGAAAGCACCAAAGCCCGATCGTTTGTTGCATGGATATTTTTAAATAAACTTTGGGAGTAAGGCTCATCATTATAATCTCCCATCAATATCACTTGCCTTCCATTATTAATGTAATTTTCAATATTTAACCGCAATCCTTTCGAACATTCCTCCCTAAAATCGTCAGCTATTTTCCTAAGCCGGCTAGGCCAATGTGATATAAAAATATTGATAACGTTAGATAAATCTTCATTAATAACTAGCAATAACTGTTGCGCTACCTTTACACTGGAAGTTCCTAGCCTTGCAGTATGAGCCACACCTTTTTCGACAAATACTTTTTGTGGATCAAAAAAGTACCCGATGTCAAACTCTGCACCATTATCTGTTTTGTCAGGCATAAATTCAGCTGCTAAGCATAAGCCCATAGAGTCAAGGGATTTTTTTATACATGAAAATGATTCATTATTCACTTCGCACAAAGCTAAAAGAGATATTTTATTTGTTTTAAAAAGGGCTGAAATGATTTCCACAGCCTCAGAAACATCATCAATCGCGCACTTATTTTTTACACCTGGAGGTGAAATTGCACAATTCCAAAATGCAAAATGAAATTCCAAGAAATCCTCCAACAAAATATAAAGTGTATGTAATATCAATAGTTATAAAACGGAAAAAAACATTCTAAATTAATGTATTCTCCGAAAGTAATATGTTCCTTGACGTTCACAGTGGCATTCGCTAATTGTTACATTACATAGCTCTAAAATTAGATTGAAGAGTATAACGTCTTTTCTCAGCATGCAAGTGAACTATCTCCGTGAAAAAGTCATAACTATCTCCACTGACTTCGGATAGTGGCGCTCATGTCACACCATCCCGTTCGACTTGTTGCGGTTGTACTTCGCCTGAAGCAGTTGGATAGGCGTCGGACCGTGCTGGGCCGCCGGTGCTGCTATTGCCCTGCGTACCGGCGGCACAGGCTTACCCTCGGTGACGCGCTTCTCCCACATGTCCAGCAGATCACCTGCGTCGCGCGCCAGCTCACCATGAGTTAACTGGCGCTCTGTGCTGCGGTGGCGCAGTTCAACGCAGATGTGGTACATGACCGGCTGCGACCAGGGGAATTGCTCACTGGAAGTGAACTCGAACGAACGGTTACGCCAGTCCCAGTATTCGGCGATCACCTGGTCAACGGTGACGCCCAGCACCCCGCCACTCTGTTTGCACCATGCGACGAACTGACCCGGCGATGGCAGGAATGGGCGTTCCTGGCGGCGGGCAATTCGCATACCGGCATCGACCTGAGCCATTGAGTGGATCCCGTTCTCCTGAAACGCCAGCAGCCACTGACGGCGGAATTCGTTCAGGTCGTCCTGGGTGCGGAAGTTCGCCATGCTGGCCGGGAACGCGGCACGCAGTTGGTTGAACAGCCCGTTGAATACCTGAGCCACCTGCTCGACCGGCGCACGCTCCTGGTACTGCTCTGGCAGGTTATGGGCCATGCGGCTCATCTGCTCGCGGTCGTGGTTACGCATCTGCTCTGCAAGAGATTTCATCGGATCACCCCATAAGCCCAGTCAGTGTTGTTGAAGTCCAGATCCGGCTTGGCGGCACGCTGTTCACTTCCGGCGTTGCGCTGCATTGTCAGCTTGTCCCACTGCTTACGCAGGCTTTCCGGGCTCAGGATGTTGGTCTGCCAGAAGTGGTGTTTGCTTGCCCAGTCATACAGCGCGCAGATGTCCTGGTGCGACCGGTTGTCTATCTGGCGCATCAGGCGAACGGTGTTAGACCAGGAGGTCATGTCCGGGGCTTTGCAGGTTGGGTTAATCAGCTTCACCCTGGAGGAAATCCACTTAGCTGTCTCGAGGTCTTCAGCAGAGCCCCACTTCGCACCGGATGGTGTGTAGACCGCAGCTTCAGGATGAGTTGACAAAAATTTCTTCAGACGTGCGTCAGAGGATTCGTCAGAATTCTCGGACGAAGATCTTTTAATACTGTTCTTGTTCTTGTATTGGGTGTCTACCGTTTTCGGGAAGGTTATTCCTGATTTCGGGAAGGATTTTCCCGTTTTCGGGAATTTTCTTCCCGTTTCCGGTTTGTCTAAAATCCAGGCTGAAAGGTCAGTGTTTACACCGACGATTTTCATCATGCCCTGCTTCTGTGAAAAGATGATTTTGCGTTCTGCGAGAGACTTAAGCGCGTCCGATACATGGGTATCGCTCAGGCCCGTAAGCTCGGCAATAACCGTATTTGTCACTCGGTCCTGTTTCTTGTTCCAGCCGTAGGTAAGCCAGATCACCGCCTCAAAACATTGCCATTCCCGGCCTGACAGTCTCAGGCGAGGCTTAAGCTGTTGGATCTCGTTAGCGACCTTGGTATACCCGTTCGACAGGTCGGCCATACGACCTCCCGGTTGTTCGGTTTTGTTTGGGAAATTGATAATTTCAGCGGTGTTTGACATACTTACTCCTGCAAAGAGTCCAAACGATTTGCACCAGAAAGTCGGTTCTGTTCGCGCAGACCGGCTTTCGCCATTTCTGTAGTTCTCACATAACCCCCAGCATTGAAGTGACCATGGCCATCAGCGGCGCGGTCAGGTCCGGGTCGACACGGAACATCTCTACAATCCCCTCACTGAGTTCCTTGAGCTTCTGGTGACGCGGGGCGTTCATCGCAACGGCCACTTTCGCCTCGCTCGTTTCCTTCTCAAGTCGAGCTAAGCGGGACATGAAACTGTCCTCGGGAAGAAGTCGATGGCGATACTCCAGAGGCAGGACGGCCATGATTGCTGGCGTCAGCTGGCGCACGTTCTCGCGGTACTGCTCAGAGTCGAAGCGGTTATCCAGAAAGCGAAATAGCTTCTGCCGCGCCCGGCTGATGTCTTCCGGAAAGCTTATGGCGGTCCCGCCCTGCTCCCGGTATTCGTTGATGATCAGCGCTGACACCACGTCCTGATTGTCCAGCGCCGACGACCATGCGCGGACCGCATCGCGGATCTTTTCGTGGTCTGGCGCCGCCTTAGGTTGAGCGCGGTTTATCATCGCTCCCGGGTGTATTCCGGTATTGTGTTGATACGCAAGTGAATGCATTGCTTTCCCTTTCGTGGTTAGGGCCGCCGTTAAGCGGCTTTTGGTTTACTGATTTCAAGGATCTGGTTCTCTGTATACTGACCACCAGATGCAGCTGCGATTTTGGAGGCATAGCCTGTTTCGCCGGTGTAATCGGTGCGTGGCAGGCAACCGCTATTAATCCATTTGTAAATCGCGCGTGGCGTTCGCCCGCAAGCCTTCGCCACCACCGGTACACGGATTTGCTTGATGATGTCGCCAAGGTTTTTAGGTTGCATTTGTTAACCCTCAAATTGAACTGTAAGTACATATTATGTCGGAACTGATAGTTCACGCAAGTGATATTATGATTGAACCTATGGTTCAAGAAGAGAAAGCGCGTATAGAGTTTTCCCAACGGCTAGCGCTGGCCTGTGATAAAGCTGGTTTACCTGCTCATGGACGTCAGGCTGAAATTTCAAAGCGAATGAAGCTAACTCCAAAGGCAGTAAGCAAGTGGTTCAATGGGGAATCTATTCCAAGACGAGGGAAGCTGCAGGAGCTGGCGGCTATAATTGGCACATCCTCGTCTTACCTGTTAGGCGACAGTGCAGCAGATGGCATATCTGAAGGGCATATGGTGATGAGGGACGATTCTTTCCGTGTAGACGTTTTTGACATTCAGGCTAGTGCTGGGCAGGGAGTTCTCGTGCGAGATGAATTCATTGAAACCATCAGATCCATTGAGTATTCAACCGAAGAGGCTCGATCCGTCTTTGGCGGTCGCCCAGCTGACCACATAAAAATGATTGCCGTTAATGGCGATTCGATGTCTGGCACGTTCGAGCCGCGAGACCAGATATTCGTTGACGTCAGCATCGACTGCTTTGACGGTGACGGCATATACATCTTCGTTCTGGACAATGATCTCTATATAAAGCGCCTTCAAAAGCAGCACAAAAAATTAGCCGTGATTTCAGACAATAAAAAATATGAAACCTGGTACATCGAAGATGGTGAATTTTCTTCTCTCCGCATCTGTGCGAAGGTGCTGGTAAGCCAGTCAAGGGCATACAGATTTCATAGCTGAGGAAGATAAGCATGGAAGCAAATAAGGTTACAGATCTGAGTGATGGCAGCGTCTTGTACGAGCTTGGCGATCACCTTATCACATGCAAATTAAGCCACGATAAACGCTGGCAACTTGGGGCTTTTAAACGTGATGAGAGTAACCTCAGAGATGACACGCTGGCGGTTATGAAGAATGAAAAATTCATGTTTATGGTTAAGCTTGGCGGGAAGCTCTCTCCCAAACCTCAATGCATAGCTGTTAACGGACGCTTCTTATTTTCTGTCCATACTGGCAAAGACAACAACATGGCAGCAGCCATAGTCATGGATAACGCCGGAAAGGAGCTATTCAAGATAGAAACTTCCACTCACCTCATTAGTTCAGCCATATCTGAATTTGGCCGCTACATAGCTCTATCGTTTGCTGGCAGCAAAAACAAAGATGATTTTTACGCGAACCGGATTGAGGTAATAAGCATCGATACTGGAGAGGTGCTGATGTCTGTGATCAAAACTGATTTCCTTCGATACGCTGAACTTTCAGTTGTTGAGCCAGACGGCGGTCTTTTCGCAACTTTCAATGGTCGCACAAGACTTGTTGATGTGACGAACCTCTAATAAATCTAACCACCTCCAATACTACCCACCTCTATTATTAAAAAACTCAGAAATATTTCTCCTTAAAGTTCATAAAGATAATCTCATATGAACTTTCCATTCACATAAAATGTACTTTTGGTACTTTTCATAAATGAACTATTAGTACATTATCAACCCATCGAAACGAAACATCGACAGCTGAGCGAAGTTAGCCAGCGGCGGACAGCAAGTCGCCTGCTTTTTAACAACATGCAGATTTACAGCGTCAATGATCTGTTAAGACCCCTACACGTAAACGTGCTGTATCACCGGGTGCGATCCGGTCGGTGAGAGAGTATCCCCGCGCGAGAGCGAGAACGGCGTGAGAACGGGCAACACTGGCAGGAAGTTGGCGCTGACCAATACAGGGAATTTTTTGGGGTGTGGTGAAGGCTGCTATTAGCACGCGGCAAACGCTCTACCTGTGCGACAGGCACTACACCACCAAAGCATTTCTCCCGCATCAGCGGGCAAATCATATGATGTGAAGTATGAAAGAGACAATAGCAATTATTGGTGCTGATGCTCTGTTTACGAAGCGTCCTGACATGTCAGAGGTTGGCGACATCATCAGTTATCTGATGACACGCGATTCATATGCACGCCCAGAGGACGCAGATGGTGACCCGGTTAAGCGGTACGCCATCGTTTGCAAAATCACGGTTGAAGAAATTGATTAAGGCTGCCAGTGGCGGCCTTTTTTACGCCCGTCAGCGGGTAACTACAGAGGGTAAGGCGATGGAGTTTAAGAAAGGAGATGTTGTTACGTGGTCAAGCCAGGCCGCGGGCAGCTGGAAGACGAAAACTGGAGTGATTACGGAAGTGTGGGAATACAAAAAACAAACGCGTTACACCGTAAAAGTTGATCCGAAGGAAGGGTCGACGGCGAAACCGAAGTTTTACTACCCACGCACATCAGCACTACAGAAGATGTCATGACCCGCTCCGGCGGGTTTTTTATCGGCCATACCTCAGCTCATTCCAACGAGTGAGCTTGAGTTATGACAACCGGCGGCCATCCACCGCCAATTAGCGCAGAAGTCTTGTATTAACCGTTCCGTTCGCCGCGATAAGGCCAAGAGGATTTATGAGCAACAAAACAGGCGGTCCAGCGTTTCCACAATCAGGCGTATGCACTCCTGAAATTAACTCATGGGATAGCGAAGATTTTGGAGGTCGAGGCTTAACCTTGCGCGACTACTTCGCGGCCAAGGCTATGCAGGGTCGATTAGCGAATCCTGACTGGTTGTGTAGCGATGACCGCACAGCAACCGAAGCGTACCAGATAGCTGACGCAATGCTTCGCGCCCGGGGGGCATCATGACAGTCACCCACAACGGCAAGCAGTACACCGCCAAAAAGCTCAACGATAACGAGTGGCAACTGACGTCGCTATCGGCACCGCGGGAAAAACTGGTGCTGAACCGCTGGCAGATGCATATCGCTGGCCTCCTGGAACAGGTTGAGGTGAAGGTATGATCAATCACTACGGCACCACCCCGCTCATACGCCAGTGCGTCACGCCCGGCATGATGGCAATGCATGAAGGCCGCACCTATCGCGTCTCAGCAGTCATTCAGGAGCGTAAATGGGTCTACCTGCACACTGATGCAGAAATCATACGCCTCAGTGACTGCGTGATTGACGTTCTTCTGGACGGTCACGGCAACCCTATCCAGCACTAATCACCCTATTCAACCGATCGGCCTGGCTCAATGCGGGCGGGATCTGCACATCCAAATTTCAGGAGTTCAGCCATGAACGCGTATCTCACTTACGACCGCATCGAAGAACGGCGCTGGGTTGAGCAACAGCTCGACGACGAGAAGGAGAAGTGGATCGACGACCGGGCGCAGCAAATTATCGACATGATGCCAAAAGAGCCGTCCGGCCTCTTCCACTTCTCAGTCCCGATTGACTTCAGCCCATACGAAGGACTTCGCAGCGATAAAGCTGGTGAGGCCTACAACGATTTCATTTCGGCAGTTGCTTACGCCCAGGCGGAATACGACTGGGAACACCGTACCGGCTGCCCGTTTTAATTTTTGAGGGGATTAACGATGGCAAACGAATTAACAATCACGGCGAGTGCGCTGGCGGAAAAAGGTATCGACGTCGCTACCTGGAGCGCGCTGAAGAACAGTATCTACCCTGGCGCCAAAGACGAATCGGTAATGATGGCGCTCGATTACTGCCGTGCCCGCCAGTTGGATCCGTTGCTGAAGCCTGTTCACCTCGTGCCGATGAGCGTCAAAGACTCAAGAACGGGTAAAAGCGAATGGCGCGACGTGGTCATGCCAGGAATCGGGCTTTACCGCATTCAGGCAGACCGTTCTGGCGATTATGCCGGGGCCCGGGAGCCTGAGTTCGGACCCGATGTAACTCAGACTCTTACTGGTGTCGAGGTGACCTTCCCTCAGTGGTGCAAATACACCGTCTACAAGCGCATGCCCAGCGGCGAGATCGTCGAGTTCAGCGCCAAAGAATACTGGATTGAAAACTACGCCACCGGCGGCCGCGACACCACGGCGCCGAATGCGATGTGGAAAAAGCGCCCGTATGGACAGCTGGCGAAATGCGCAGAAGCCCAGGCGTTGCGTAAGGCCTGGCCTGAGATTGGACAGCAGCCTACCGCAGAAGAAATGGAAGGCAAATCACTGGACGTAGATATCCGTGACGTCACGCCGCGCAGCACCACAGAAGCGCTTCCACCAGCAGCAAGCGAAGAAACGCTTCAGGCGATAACCGATCTCTTGACGACCCTGGATAAAGACTGGGAGAAAGACTTCCTTCCACTGTGCAGCGACATCTTCAAACGGCAAATTCTTGAGGCGTCAGAGCTCACTGAAGAAGAGGCACAGAAAGGGTTTGGCTTCCTTCAGAAAAGAGCTAAGGCGGCAGCATGACACCAGAAATTATCCTGGCCCGGACCGGCATTGACGTAACCACTATCCAGCAGGGCGATGAGGCGTGGCACCGGCTGCGCCTCGGCGTCATAACCGCCTCTGAAGTGCATAACGTCATTTCCAAGCCGCGCTCTGGCACCAAATGGACGGGCATGAAGATGTCCTACTTCCACACCCTACTCGCCGAGGTATGCACCGGCGTGGCGCCAGAGGTTAACGCCAAGGCGCTGGCCTGGGGGAAGCAGTATGAAGAAGACGCCCGCACCCTCTTCGAGTTCACCACCGACGTGAAAGTCACGGAGTCTCCGATCTTGTTCCGTGACGAGAGCATGCGCACCGCGTGCTCCCCTGACGGCCTTTGCAGTAACGATTTCGGCCTCGAATTGAAATGCCCGTTCACCTCCCGCGATTTCATGAAATTCCGCCTTGGCGGTTTCGAAGCCATCAAGTCTGCCTACATGACCCAGGTGCAGTACAGCATGTGGGTTACCGGGAAAGACGCCTGGTTCTTTGCCAATTACGACCCACGAATGAAGCGAGAAGGCATTCACCATGTCGTCGTTGAACGGGATCCGCAGTACATGACCGACTTCAACGAAATGGTGCCGGAGTTTATCGAGAAGATGGACGAGGCACTGGCGGTAATAGGCTTCGCGTTCGGGGAGCAGTGGAAATGAAACGCACTCCCTTCTACCGCAGGCCCGGGCGAACCGGGCAATTCTCTGGACTACGTGAGCGTGTTATCTGGATGATTCAGACGCGGGGCCGTCCGGTAACGTCGCCGACTGATTGCTCAGGGCCTGTACATCGACGAAATGGAGTCAGTGCTATGAAAGCGTGGTCTCTCGAAGAGCTGGAGCTGCTGTGGCGACACTCAAACGCTGAAGTCGCTGAGATTACCGGCCGCTGCATTGAAGAGGTCGGAGATAAGCGGCTGCAAACCAATATTGAGCGTAATGGCTGGGATGTAAACGATCCGGAGCGGGAGGAATCATGACCGATTACACCGGCAGCAACACGCCAGCGGATCAGCGAGACCTCTGGCGCACTCCACCAGCCCTTTTCGCTTCCCTTGATGCTGAGTTCTGTTTCCAGTTGGATGCCGCCGCAGCGCCGCATAACGCGCTGAGCAGGAAGTTCATCACCGCCGAGCAGAACACGCTGGAAACGCCATGGGCTGATTACCTGAATGTTACCGGCTACGTCTGGCTGAACCCACCATACAGCGACATCACACCGTTCGTTAAAAAGGCCGCCGCCGAGAGCGCCAATCAGATTGGGACGGTCATGCTGGTTCCGGCAGACACTTCGGTTGGCTGGTTCAAAGAAGCGATCCAGACCGCCAGCGAGGTTCGCTTCATCACCGCGGGGCGGCTGGCATTTATCAACCCGGTCACCGGTAAGCCGGTATCGGGAAATAACAAAGGGTCGATGCTCATCATCTGGCGACCGTATCCGCGTACACACTGCCACTTCGCAACTGTAGACCGGGACGAGCTTATGGCTTTCGGGGCGAAACTTCTCTCCCGCCGGGAGGCCGCATGACACCAGAAACAGACAACGCCATCCGCGCGGCCTGCCGACGCTGCACAGAAGAAATCCAGCAGGCCATGCGCAAGAAGCCAAAGCCTAACTGGAACGAAACAGTGCCTCCCATCATCAACAAGCATCACAAGAAAATTGAAGCTCTGGGAGTTAGCCTCCTGGAGTTCGTCGTATACACAGGGCGGCTTAATCGCCGCTTCGGAGTTGAATCGTGACCAAATCACTACGCATTGAATTAGGCGACAAATATGTCGTCACCGGCTCGGCACATGACCTGATCTTGAATGAGAAGAAGATTGCCAAGGAAGGTAAATCAGCCGGGCAGGAAGTGCTTTCGCGGCTGGGTTATTTCAGCAAGTTCGAGCATCTGGTGCGGGAATTAATGCACAAGGAAATTCTGGATTCTGAAGCGCAGACGCTGACAGAACTGCGTGACCACATTCAGCAACTCAGCGAAAGGCTGGGTAAGGCGGTAGGATTATGAGCAAGTACCCAAGGGTGGGTGGCGTGTCAGCCAAAAGCAAAAACACCTCTGCTAAATGCAAATGCGGTGCAGTGGCGAAGTATAAAACTACCGTGGAGGTGAATGTTTTCCGTGGCGATGACGAAGTTGTTTGGTCTTATAACGAGCACAAGAAGAACTGTGCATTTCTGGTCGGTTGGGATGGTGGTGCAGCATGAAAGCACTAATTACCCGGGAGCTTAAGGCTCCCTTTTTATTGCTGGCGTTCACCTTCAACCGAATTAACCGACAGTTCCGGGAGCATTGACCATGGACATCATCGACACAGCAGCAGAGATTGAAGAGCTTCAGCGTAACGCTGCCCTTTCCGCTCACCGCATCGACCGTAACGCCGTATCAGCTGAACGTTGTGAAGAATGCGACGAACCAATTCCCGAACCGCGGCGCGCTGCCGTACCCGGCTGCCAGACGTGCGCGGACTGCCAGGGTGTTATCGAATTGAGGAAGAAGCAGCGAGGTGCGTGATGTTTGCACTCATTCAATGAGGTCAGATTTACGCTGACCAGCACGGTTGGCCCGTCATCATCCACAGTTGCACACCACAGATAGTCCGATACTGGCGACAGGGCCGGATCAACACCGCTTCAATCGACCGTTTTAACAATGATTTTGAGCATCTCGATCACCGTGAGTCGGCACAGATACGCGCCGAACTGGAGACGAGCGAGCATATTAAATTGCTGCGCGCCCAGCGTGCTGCGTGAACATCGACATAGGCCCATCAGGGCTTTTTTTACGCCCGGAGATTAACGAATGCGAGTAGATAATGAAGTTCTGAACGTACTGAGCGCGGCAGAGTGTAATGGCCCGCAACTCTTCCTTACCGGTCAGCTTGATCGCAACCTCTACACCAGAACAAACAAAGTGCTGGAGGCGGCTGGAGGAAAATGGAACCGCAAAGCCAAAGCGCACATTTTTGATACCGATGCCTCAGATCGCATCGAGCAAATTATTCTCACCGGTGACGTCGTTGTACCAAAGGATGATTTTGAGTTCTTCCCGACCCCGCCAGCTGTAGCCGAACGAGTAATAGAATTGGCAGATATTCAAAACGGCATGCGGGTTCTTGAGCCAAGTGCTGGTAAGGGAGCCTTAGCGCTGGCCGCTCAACAATCAGCTTTGGACGTTAAAGTCGATATGTTCGAACTGATGCCAGAAAATAATGCTCACCTTCACAGTATGAATATCAAAAACGCGAAAATTGGTGACCCCATAGACTTCCTTTCTGTTGAGCCCATGGCATCTTTCGATCGCATTGTTATGAATCCTCCTTTCGGACGACAGGCGGACATCAAGCACGTTTCTCATGCACTGAAATTCCTTAAGCCGGGCGGCCTGCTGGTATCGGTAATGGCTTCATCTGTGACGTTTCGCAGCAACAAGCTGACAACCGATTTCCGCCAGCTCATCGTGGATCGCGGCGGCCACATCGAAGAACTGCCTGAAGGTGCATTTAAATCATCTGGAACAATGGTGAATACCGTCATCGTGGTCATTCCAGGCTGACGCAACTGATAGCCAGTTATGAGCTGGCTATTGGGTGCGAAAGCGCCACCTCGTGATCCCTTTTGCCCGGCCCCGCGCCGAGCTTCTTTTTACCTGATTTCGATTAATCAACACGTCAACGCGGCCTCGCATATAATGCCAGGTGGCTAAGGAGTTCTCATGGCTAAGCTTCTCAATTTGCAGGAATGGGCTGCTGAGGTCTACACGACTCCGCCCTCCCTTTCTACTCTGCGTAGATGGACGCGGGAGGGGCGAATTTATCCCGCGCCTGAGCTGCACGGAAAGGAATATAAAGTTCAGCCTGACGCTATCTACGTGGATCCGCGCAAGAAGAATCTGCGCGCTAAACCGAAACACACCAAACTGCCGTCCGGCGGCACCTTACTGGAGAGACTGACTCATGGCGAAAAGGCCAGTACGTTACGACGCTAACCTGCCCCGTAACCTGACCTATCGTAAAAGAGACAGACTTTACAGCTGGCGCAATCCGGTGACCGGGCAGGAGATTTCTCTTGGCCGGATTGATCGCAAGGATGCTGTAGCCCAGGCCATTGAGGCCAACAACTACATCGACCAGAATTATCTTCCCTCTTCTCTCCTGGATCGCATAAAAGACGTGCCCACTTTCACAGTGGCTGCATGGCTTGAGCGTTACGAGGTAATTCTCGAGCGGCGCGAGCTGAAACCAAACACGATGAAGGTCAGGCGAAACCAGATCGCCACCATTAAGGAAGAGTTCGGCAAAATTCCCCTCGCTTCTGTCACGACAAAGGACATCGCCTCATTCCTTGAAGCGTACATTCTCTGTGATAAAAAGAGCATGGCTTCCGGGCTCAGGTCTGTGCTGATGGACATCTTCAGGGAGGCTATCGTAGAAGGACATGTCGACAGGAACCCGGCCGAGCCGACGCGAACGCCGACACCGAAAGTTAAGCGAGAACGCTTGCTGCTCGAACAATTTACCGTCATCCGCCAGGCTGCGTTAACTCATTCTGAATGGGCGCCAAACGCATGCGATCTGGCATTGGTCACCGGCCAGCGGCGGGAGGATATCTCACTGTTCAGGTTCAGTGATATTAAAGATGGTAGGCTTTTCGTTACGCAGGAGAAAACAGGTCACAAACTGGCACTTCCCCTTGATTTGAGGCTGGACGTCGCCGGGCTTGTGTTGCAGGATGTCATTGATCGATGCCGGGTGAACAACCCTTCCGACTTCATGCTCTACTCGCCGGTTCGCCGCGGGGGAAGAAAGCCGGGCCCGCTAACTCCTGACGGTCTCACCCAGGCGTTCGCGGAGATAAGGGATTCGACCGGGTTAAAATTCGGACCTAACCCACCGCCTTTCCATGAGATCAGAAGCCTTGCGAGCAGGCTATATGAAAAGGAGCGTGGGGAGGAATTTGCTCAGCGCTTACTCGGCCACAAAAATTTAACAATGACCAAAAAATACCTGGACGCACGTGGTGCAGAGTATGTTATGGTTTAGACAGGATATGGAATATTCGAGTAATTTTCGGGGGATTTCGTGTTAATACCGAAAAAAACCTTGAAAAACAAATAGATAAAAAGAGACCGAATACGATTCCTGTATTCGGTCCAGGGAAATGGCTCTTGGGAGAGAGCCGTGCGCTAAAAGTTGGCATTAATGCAGGCTCAATCGCCTTGCCCTTTAAGAATAGATGACGACGTCAGGTTTTCCAGTCCACAGTAAAAGTGGTCTGAAAAAAAGCGTCAGAACATCACTAAATGTGAAAAACCGCAGAGCTTTTACAAGCACCTGCGGTTTTTTTTTACTGGAAACCTGACGGCTAGCAGAGCTTTTCAGCGCGCTCAATAAACGGTGCCAGACTCTTCTTCTGCCCGGGGTTTGCCGGGTCATCTACCTGGATCACGCTGACAGGCTGTCCGTTACTTTTCCCGCTGGCAACCTGCTGCTCCGCCACGTCATTTAACGGATACTGCACGAGCGTACTGGGATTGATGACATACAGCGCGTTACCGGGACGGCAGGTAAGCATGACTTCTTCACGATTAAATGCCCAGTTGTCCTTACCCACTTCAAACCGGCTGACAGTGATGACCTGCGGCGCGGCTAACGCACTGCTGGCACAGGTGAGAAGTAAAAGAGAAAGCAGTGTCTTTTTCAT